CGTTGGAGCCTGGGGATTGGACAGGACGCGGGCACGACGGCTTCGCAGGTGTTTTGGGCGATTGTGGTGTTGCCTGATGGTGTGGCGGCTAGCACGATAGCCATTTCCGACGGAGCGGATATGTACACTCCCGAGCAGCACGTCCTGGCCTTTGGCGCAACGACGAACACTGGAGTCGACGTGAACACGATTCAGTTTGAAGGGACCACCAAGACGATGCGCAAACTCAAGTCAGGCGACCGCCTTGCATGGATTTGCATTGCAGAAGCCACGAACACCTGGGCGGTGCACGGAACGATTCAGTTCTTCTTCAAGACGTGAGGAAGGAACGAGGCGAAGCCGAGAAAGGTTCACTTTAGCTTTGCTTTCACAAGTTGTCCCCTCGGCTTGCCACCACATGTTTGTCCCACGCAGCCTGTAATATAAAAAAGGTGAAGCGGCGGAGCCGCTTTGAAGTTCATTCTTCTTCCCAGTCCCCAAAGGGTTCTGTCAGTTCGCTCTCGGGTTCAAGGGCGGCCAGTTCCGCTTCCAGCGACAACCAATCGTCGTCCAAATGGTCTTCGTTGAAGCCACCAACAAAAGCGTCAGCGTCTTCAGCTTGGGTCTCTCGGGCCTTCTTGTCTTCTTCCCACAGAATCCCGTTGGATTCTGCGACGGGTCCCGAAGTTGTTGCTACATTATTACCAACAACTTCGGGGTCTACTTCAGGACCATGCGTCGCGGTCTGATCGTCCAACGCAATTTCATCGTAAAACGTCGTTGTGAAAGCGGCGCGAAAGAGACCAGTACTGTTGCGGTCGAAGACAGGTAGCACCAAACCGAGGCGTCGCTCAAGCGGTCCCCCTTCGTAAGGCTCTTCTTCTTGATACCACTGGGTGGGTGGATCGTTGCTTGTAAAAACAACATTGCTCCACTTTCCAACAACGAAGGATCCTTTCACCGGGAGTTCAAGGCGGTAGCGGTCACAAATTCGCAACAATGTACGATAGGGCACCGTCTTCGGGTCAAAGTCATCGAAGATAATGGTGCGCTGCCCTTGATACCCGTCGAACCACAGGTTCCCCGTGTTCTGTATGGGTACAACAAAGGTCTGGGCCGGTTCATCCAACGTGAAAGCGACATGACTTTTACCCACATTGGTAGGGCCCCAAAGCACAGCGCAATGTACTTCGTTGCGAAGCGTCTCCGACTCCGACCGTTGGAGTTGCACGTCTAGAGCCTGCAGGCCTCGGTGGTAACGAATGAATACTCCCGGCAAATCCTCAGCAACTCGGGCGCTACCATGAGCTCGGACAATGTCGGCAGCCTGGTCCAGATCCGATCGGTGCCCCTGAGAAACCATGGTTCCGTGCTCAAACGGTCCCGATATACGGTCCTCATCCTTGGTGCAATAAGTTCGATTCTGTTGCGGGGTGCCACGCGCCACAGTCAGGTGTACCAGTGCGCCCATGAAGACGTCACGCTTGACCGCGACTAAGGAGCAGCGGCGGCTAAGCTGTACGTACCCTTGCAAATGGTCTCGTTGCTTGCCAGACCCACGTTCTTGTTGGAACACAAGATAAATGACAGCGTCCAGCTCGCCCAATCCATCAAAGCGTTCGATCATTTGGGTCCACTCGTCATCCTCGACGTCGTCGGATCGGTTGTAGGTGAAGCACCAGTTTTTTGCACCCCCTCCAGGCATCGTCAGTTGCGGTGTGAGGCTCCGTTCTGCCTTGGCAGAGCGGCACGGTACCTCCGTTTCGTTATCGGGGACCACTTCGGGACCCCGCCTAAAAGGTTCAGTTCGGAAGAGTACCAAGTACTTTATTTTTGAATGGGCCGCCCGCTTTTTTTGCAGTAAGTGGCAACCTGCTTAATTAAGCAGGTACCCGAAGGGTCCCGGGATACGCCGGGCTGTCACAAGGAATTCGACCATGTCGCGTCCGTTGAAGCGTGCTCGAACCTCTGGTGTGCGTGTTGCGCGCCCGATTGACAAGGAGCTGAAGGTCATCAGCAAAGAGGCGGTGGCAGGCACCCAGGTTGAAACCATTTTGAAGACGACCACGTTCCCAGGGACCGTTGTGGGCCTTCGTTGGAGCCTGGGGATTGGACAGGACGCGGGCACGACGGCTTCGCAGGTGTTTTGGGCGATTGTGGTGTTGCCTGATGGTGTGGCGGCTAGCACGATAGCCATTTCCGACGGAGCGGATATGTACACTCCCGAGCAGCACGTC